CATCGTGCCCTCGCTGGCGTTGCTGGAGCCGGTGTCCTCGATGCCCTCGGACAGGGTGACGCTGCCGGGGCAAGTCATCCAGCGCACGGCCGAGCTCGGGGAGAGCTTGGCGTGGCCGCTCATGCCGTCAGCTCCTTCAAGAAAGCCGCGTAGTCCTCGGGCTTGAGCTGTGGGCCCTTAGCCGCGCCGAACTTGGCCAGCGCCGCGATGGTCTTGGCCCGGTCCACCTTGAACGTGTCCGTGATGGCCTTGGCCACCTGGGCGTAGTCAATCGTTAGCGTGGCAGGGCTCGTCGAACTCTCCGGCAAGGTAGGCACCGTAGAAGACACCGTAGGCGATGTCGTCGATGATTTCTCGCTGCGTTCTGGCTTTGGGGGCGCCACCTCGGCCTTGGCCTGCTCGGGCATGGGGATGACTGCGCTTTCCCATGGCTTGGCGCCCTTGAGGGCGGGAACAGGGTGCGCCAGTGCGGCGGTGAGGGCGTTGACCGCTGCGGTCAGCTCCCCGATTTTGTCTTCGAGACTCATGTGTGTATTCTCCGGTTAAGCAACAACAAAAGCGTTGTTGGCACGGATGATACACGGATTTTTGGGCTTGTGCTGTAACTTTTCAAAAAATATTTGTTGTGGAATACAAATTCTTGTTGTATGATTCGTCCCGGCAGCGCTTTTGCTGCCGTAAACCAAAGGTACACACATGAACTGGAACCCCTTCAAACGCATCGCCGAACTGGAAGCCTTGCACACCAAGAACGTCAACGTACTGGGCGCGCTCACCGACCGGCTCAACATCCTGAACGCTGAAAATGCGTTGCACGTCAAGCGGCTCAACAACCTTAGCATCGCTCACGCAGAACAGGAAGCCCGGCTGCAGTCGCTGCAAGATCAATTCATCAACTTGGGCCAGGACAAGCAGCCCGGCATGCGCATCACCAAGGACTACAAGGCCGAATACCGGCGCGCCAAGAACCGTGAGTACGCCCGCGCCTACTACGCCAAGAAGAAGGCCGCCAAAGCCGCTGGGGGCGCAAAATGATCGCCTGGCTCAAAAACTTTTTTCGCCAGCCCACTCGTTGGGAAATGGTCACTAAGGAGCTGGCGGTGGCCCACATAGCAAAGTTGGAGGCGGAGACCGCCGTGGACTATGCCACCAGCGTGGTGGCCTATAACGATGCGCGCATCGCCCGGCTGACCGGCCTAATGAACCTTGTCGCTAAGGAGCGGACCAAATGAACTGCTGTGATGATTTTGGCAACTGCAACCAAGGGCGCGACTGCCCGGTGCGGACTACCCCAACGCTGGCCGTGTACGCCTTCGTTATGCGATGCCTTACAGCCCTCGGGGCGTTCTGCGCGCTGATGTTCCTTTTGGGATACACCTACGCATCTGTACCGCTGGTACTTGAGCGCACCTGCACCCCATCCTTTATTGATCGGATATTCAAATGAGAGGACAAAGCGGTTTCAACGTAATGGCCAGCAACATTAACGCCACGAGGGCTATGCTAAGTCTCAAGGCCGGCCAAAACAAGAAGTGGAAGCTGTGCTGGGGTTGTCAGAAAGAAAAACCCTCGCAGGGAAGTCACATATCCATGCAACCCGGTTTGTTCAAGTTTGTCTGCAAGGACTGCCTTGATGCAAGGGCCGCGAAGAAGGCGGGTGCGGTATGACCTGGCCGTTCCCACTATCCGTGCCGCCAGCGCCTGCAAAGGCACCGCCGGTTAAGTTCAACCCCGACAACCACGAGGACGCACTGCTATGAACGTAAAAGAACTGATCGAGAAGCTGCAAGGGTTTGACCCCGAGCTGATGGTGGTACGCCCCGGCTACGAAGGCGGCATGACTGAAGTGCAATGCACCAATGAAATGCTGCTTGCCCTCAACGTAAATACCGAATGGTACTACGGGGAGCATGACCAAGTGGAAGACACGACGGACTGGCCCGAACACAAGCATGCGCAAGCGGTGGAGTTGTCATGACCTACGAAGAATTTGCAGAAAACATGTGCCGTACTGGCATGTACGAAACCATCTATACAGACAGCGAGGGCAGGGAAATACTTGTTATTCGTTTGTTGGATGCGTATGCAGTTATGAGCCCAAGCCCACGCGAATGGACTGGGCTAACGGATGAGGAGATCGAAAGTTTTGTAACGTCCTTGTGGCCTCTGGCTGAAAAACAAGTGAGAGACCGCCTACGTGCCCTCGAAGCCAAACTCAAGGAGAAGAACACATGAAATTAGACGCAGGAAACCCCAACCTTATGAAAAAGAAAGCCATGCGTGTAAACCTACACGCTACACTGCAGACCTTTGCGCAGTCAACGGGTGACAAGGCAGTTGCCAAGGAGCGTACGGGCTTTGTGCCCTCGGTTAAGCAGCCCAATGCAGCGCCCCCACCGCAGATGAGTATCTGGGAACGAGACCAATACGAGCCGCCAAAGGGGGAGTACGTTCGCCCCGGTGCGGATGACCATTTGAAATTTAAGAGTAGGGGGATGTGATGACTAAAGACGAAGCATTGAAGCTGGCGCTTGAGGCGCTGGATAGCAAGTACATCGTTGGATGCAGCGAGTGGAGAGGACAACAACTCAAAGCCCTTACCGCAATCAAAGAAGCCCTAGCACAGCCAGCGCAGGAGCCTGTGGCGTGGGCAGACATGAATGTGACCGACAGAGACGTTGGCTTGTCGTGGACGCCGGGTCAGTTCCACACGCAACCCCTCTACACCGCCCCACAGCCAGCGCATGAGCCAGATACCAATGCGGAAACCGTGACGTATGTGGCCGATGTGCTTGCAGGCAAAAAGCGTAAGGAGAAAAACAAATGACACGCAATGAATTACTAGAGTTGGCAAACGCGTTTTATACAGGCGGTTTTACCGAAAGAGAGATTGCGTTTGCACGGGTTATTGCAGCAGCCGAGCGTGAGGCTTGTCAAAAATTAGCATTTGAAATGGGTCGGCCTCATCCTGAAAACCCAGAATACCAATGTGCTTGCGTTGATATTTCAGATGCCATCATTAAACGGGGGAACACATGACCGAGTACGAGACCCTACTACCCGGCTTCAGTGCCACAGCGCCGAAAGGCTATGGCGTGGAAATAAAGACTGACAAGGGTTGCATTACATTTCATGCGGGTGAGGCTTTAGCGTACTGCCTTACTAACCCCTTGAAGGTAACGTATACCGCGACTGTTGGGGACATGAATCGCAGACACCTGCACGAAAAGCTGGACGCATGGCTTGACGCTAACTTGCAGCAAGAGAAAAACACATGAACATCATTGAACTAGCAAAGCAAGCGGGGTTTCAAGACGCTGATTGGAATTACACCAAGGGTCTTGAGAAGTTTGCCACCTTGGTAGCAGCGCATGAGCGTGAGGCTTGTGCAAAGTTAGCCGATGAGATTGACCCAGTTTGGGAATCACTTTCTGTTGCAATCCGAGAAAGGGGGAACACATGACCGTGGAATGGATATTTTTTGCAATAGCTGCATGCCTCGCTGGGCTATGTTGGTCATTGCCTTTTTTGATGTGGTTTACTTACAAATATGACATGAAGGCAGAAATTCTAGCAAGGGGGAACACATGACCGACTACTTAGCTGGAGGCCAAGAGTATTACTACCCGTTTGCTGGTGATGCTGCTGCGCCGAGGGACACGAAGGTACTGATACTTACCCGCGGCGGCATCTGCCTGACCGGGTTCTGGAACGACAACTGGTGCATCGGCTGGCTGCCGCTGCCAAAACGCAACATGAAGAAGGAGGACCAACATGCGAGCAGTGTGGCCTAAGAAGATACGCGAGATACTGCGCGAGGAGGAGTGGGGGTGTACAGTGGCGGAGCTTGCCGACCGGCTGCACGCCATCAAGGGCTCCATCCTGTCAGCGCTGGAGGACATGCCGGACACCTACATCGACCGGTGGACCGAGGCCGGCCAAAGCCGGCCCTACGAGGCGGTGTGGTGTATCGTCACCCCGCCAGCAAATTGCCCACGACCAACAAGGAAACAAAAATGACCGCCACCCTACTCAACGAACTGCAACGCCAACGCCTGCGCGACCTGGCACACACGCCCACCGCGCTCGAGGACTACATCGAGACCCTGCAGGACCAGTACCCGGAAGCCTTCCACCTGGGCCACCGAACCCTGTCCGAGCGCGTGTTCGTGGACGAGCCCCTGTTCAATATCCCCTACGCCCGCTTCGTGCGCTCCGTCAACGAGTCCTCGTACCGGAACCCCCCGGAGGCAGCATGACCGGCATCGAGCAGGCATGCTACGCCGCGGGCAGCCAGGCCAAGCTGGCAGACCTGCTGGGCTGCAGCCAGCAGAACGTGAGCTCGTGGCTGCGCCGCGGGTGGGTCCCCGCCAGCCGGGTGGTGGAGATCGAGCAGGCCACCGGTGTGGACCGCAAGCTGCTCATAAACCCGAGGCTGTCGGACCTGCTGACCCCGCCCGAGGCTTTCTGATAGACTGCCAGACGAACCCGGCTAGGGCGTGCTGATCCCACGCCCGAACGCGCTTTATCCACGCCCGCCGTTGTTCCTTCATCCCGGATAGCACATGGATAAACAATGCCCCAACCAACACCCGACCTGCCGCCCATCGGCAAGGTCTTCAATGGCGCCAACATCCCCGCCGAGCTCAAGGCCATGCGCCGATGGGCCGTCTGGAAGGCGAGCTGGAACGAGTCCCGCCAGAAGTACGACAAGATTCCCTACAGCCCCCAGCACTACGGCCTGTCCACCAAGAAGGTCTCCGAGTGGGGTGACTTCGAGACCGCGGCCCGCACGCTCTCCCTGAACCCAACCCGCTACGCGGGCCTCGGCCTGGTCCTTACCGACATCAAGGGCGTGGTGGGCATCGACCTCGACGAGTGCCGCAGCAACGGCCAGATCGCGCCATGGGCCCGCGAGATCGTGGACACCATGGGCAGCTACACCGAGGTCAGCCCCAGCGGCAACGGGCTGCGCATCCTGGCCCTCGGGGAGTTCCATACCGACTGGAACAACCACGACGTCGGGATCGAGGTGTACAGCGGCCGCACGCCACGGTTCCTTACCATCACGGGCGACACCAAGCTGGCACGGCCCATGGCCCCAGCCAAGCCCGAGGTGCTGCAGTCGCTGTTCGACGGCATGCGCAAGTCCGCCCTCAGCTCGGCCAACGTCATACCGCTGGAGATGCCCGAGCTCATCAACGAGCTGGCGCTGCCGGACGTGGCCGACATGCGCATACCCGAGTCCACGCGCGCGCTACTGCTGCACGGCCCCAGTGCCGACGTCCAGGACCGCTCCGGTGCGCTACACGCCGCCGGCGTCCAGCTCTACAGCGCGGGCTACGACGACGCCACGGTGCTGTCGATCCTCGCGGCCAGCCAGCCGGTGATGGACATCGCCTTGGCCCACCGCAGGCAGGACCCGGACCGGGCGCTGTACTACCTGTGGGTCGAGCACTGCCAGAAGGCCAAGCCAAAGGCCACCACGCCCACCGACGTCCTAGCCGAGTTCGACGACGTGTCCGCCGACCCGGAGGTCATCGCCAGCGCAAAAAAGGCCGCAGCCGCTGCCGTTATCCATGAGAACCGCTTCAACATCGAGACCACCGTAGAGTTCATCGTCAGGCGCAAGGCGACCTGGCTGGTAAAGGGCGTGCTGCCCCGCGCCAACTTCGGCGTGTTCTACGGTGCCAGCGGCAGCGGCAAGAGCTTCTTCGTGTTCGACCTCGCGGCGGCCATATCCCGCGGCATCGACTGGCGTGGCCACAAGACCACCAAGGCCCGGGTGCTGTGGATCGCGGCCGAGGGACAGGAGGACATGCGCAAGCGCGTCCACGGCTACTGTTTAGCGCAGGGCATCGACCCCAGCGAGCTGCCCATGCAGTTCATCAGCGACGCCCCAAACCTGCGCGAGCTGGCCGACGTCAAGGCCTTGGTCAAGCAGATCAAGAGGCACGGCGAGTTCGACCTCATCGTCATCGACACATTGGCTCAGGTCATGCCCGGCGGCAACGAGAACAGCGGCGAGGACATGGGCATGGTCATGGGCCACTGCAAGGAGATCACCCGCCTAACCGGCGCGATGGTGTCCCCCGTGCACCACAGCGGCAAGGACGAGTCACGGGGCGCCCGTGGGTGGTCGGGGCTGCGCGCTGCCTGCGACTTCGAGTTCGAGGTCATACGGGCCGACGATGACCGCGTGGCCACCGTCACCAAGATGAAGGGCGGGGCGGATGGCGCTGAGTACGGCTTTAGGCTGCGCACGCTGGTGGTCGGCCAGGACGAGGACGGCGACGACGAGACCACCTGCGTGGTGGAGTTCACCGACAGCAGCCGGGCCTCGGTGGCCGCGTCCAACGGCCCCGGCGGCGCCAACCAGAAGTTAATTTTGGACAAGGCCAAGGGCATGATCGACCTTGCGGGGGCCGGCGTTACGTTCAATGAGATCGTCGCGGTGGTCTGGCCGCTGTACCCACGGGGCGACGAGACCAAGCGCGATCAGCGCAAAACGAACGTCGGGCGGGACCTGCGGGCGCTCATTTCGAGCGGTTTTCTGGCCCAAAACGACGCCGGCGTGGTCAGCCTGCCCGTCAAGGCTGGCGTGTAATGTTTTGCGTGTTTGTAAAAGATTGCGTGCTTCAAATGCTTCAAGCTGCTTCAGAATGCTTCAGAAGCAGTGCAAGTTGCTTCATTCGCTTCATCCCCCTTTAGGGGGTGAAGCATGAAGCAGAAGATTGAAGCACATGTATGCAAAAAACAACGGATTGAAAATAAATTAAAAATATTTTTGGGCGGGTGGTATTTACAACAAAACCCTTGTATACTTCATCCATCGCAACGTCGCGATGACACACACAAACGGAGTTTCAAAATGGCTAAAGCAAAACTGGTGATTGAGCTGAACGAAGGCTCGGTGGACCGCCTGGGCGTACTGCTCGCACAGATCGCTGACCTGACCGACCAGGCCGACGCGATCAAGGACGCAATCAAGCGTGGTGGCGAGAGCATCGAGGGCTCGCTGTTCAAGGCCACGCTGGCGGACATGGACCGCAAGGTCTTCGACAAGGAGTTCTTCATCAAGGACCAAGGCGCTAATGGCGCAGCCATCTACGACGCGTACACGAAGAACACCTACTGCACCTCGGTGCGCGTCTCCTCCCGTTAAACCCCCCGCCCCCTCGGGGGCACTTTTGAAAGGCAAACCATGATCCGCTTCGCATCCTCCTCCAAGCAGTCCGAGTTCCGTTCGCAACTGCCCCTGTCCAACGCACAGATCGCCTACCACGCCCCCAGCGTGATGGCAGACGCCGCCCACGAGAGCCGCGGCGAGCGCTACAGCTTCATCCCCACGATCCAGGTGATCGACGGGCTGCGCGCCGAGGGCTTCGAGCCCTACGAGATTCGCCAGACCAAGGTCCGCGACGCAGGCAAGCGCGAGCACACCAAGCACATGGTGCGCATGCGTCACGCCAGCCAGATCAGCACCAAGGACGAGGTGCCCGAGGTCATCCTGCTCAACAGCCACGACGGCAGCAGCAGCTACCAGATCATGTCGGGCGTGTTCCGCTTCGTCTGCAGCAACGGCCTTATCGCCGGGGACATGTTCAACAACCTGCGCGTACGCCACACCGGCAACGTGGTGGGCGACGTGATTGAGGGCGCCACCCGCATCCTCGAGGACGCCAAGCAGATCGGCTACCGCATCGAGGACTACAAGGGCATCCAACTCAGCCAGGACGAGCAGCGCGCCTTTGCTACGGCGGCCCTGCAACTGCGCTGGGGCGACGACGCCCCGGTCACCACCAACCGCCTGCTGTCGGTGCACCGCTACGCGGACATGGGCACGGACCTCTGGACCACCTTCAACCGCGTGCAGGAGAACATGATGAAGGGCGGCCTGCCCGGACGCTCCAGCACCGGCCGCCGTACCACGACCCGTGCCGTGGGCGGCGTCAACGAGAACGTCAAGCTCAACAAGGCGCTGTGGACACTGGCCGACAGCATGGCCGCGCTGAAGCTGGACAAGGTGGCCGACGAGTTCGTGGCCAGGTACGAGCACTCATTCGCATAACCAACCCGCCCCCTCGGGGGCTTTTTTAGGAGACGACCATGAACATCCGACCGTTAACCGCAGCCGAACGGCTGCACCTGCAGTGGGCCGAGCGCGAACGCTTGGCCTACATCGAGAACCGACCTGACGCGGGGCTGCTGGGCGAGCTGGTGGACGCACAGCACGAGCTGGGGCTGGCGTGGGACGAGATAGACGCGCTGGAGTCCAAATGAGCACCACCACCCCCAAACCAGCCACCAAACGCGTTAAAACGGCCCTTGTGGCCCCCACAGACTCCGTGATGGAGTGGCGCATGCCCGCGGAGGTCGCGGACTGGATAAAGCAGGCTGAGGCCCGGCTGACGTTCCTGACCTCGAAGGTCGAGGAGCTCAAGGCCGAGAACGCGGGCCTGAAGCGCTCGAACAAGCTCATGGAACAACGCGTAATGGGCCAATCACAGGAGTAGGTCATGCAAAAAGAACTTAGCCCCCTTGCCCGGCAACTGCTGGGCACCAACAACCACGTGAAATTTTTCACCCAGCAAGAGTTCGACGAGGCGCTGGCCCTGGCCAAGGCCGAAATGATGACCGTGGCCATCCAGACCACCAAGCACGCCATCGCCATCGAGAACGAGGCCTGCGCGGAGCTGGCCGACAACTGCACCAACATCGAGGAGCTGGGCGACCTGATCCGGGCGCGCTGGAAGAAGCCGACGGTCCAATGATCTTTACATAACTTTACAATTGGGCATGATACAAACTGTAATTTTGTGTTACAGTATGTCTGTCGGTTAATTCCAGCCGACGTACACACACACAAAGGAAGTACCATGAATCCCAAAGAACTGTCTGTCGGTATGCGCGTAGTTGTCGTTGACGAGCCGGACGCCCATGTCTACACCATCGCCCAGATTGACGGCTTCAATGTCAAATTGGTTTACCCGCTGAAAAATGGCAAGATCGTGGACGGCGGGGTCTGCGACACCAGCTACATCAAACGCATCGTCTCTTAAACCACAGGGGGCCTCGGCCCCCTCCCACACACCCACACAGGAGATCACCATGGAACACACCACAATCACCACAGAGCGCGGCAGCCGCATCAGCGTGGACAAGTACGACTCTTGGGACACACCCCACGAGGTCTGGCTCAACATTGCCCTGCCCATGGCCAGTGCCAGCGCGGTGATGACAAAGGAGCAGGCCAAGGAGCTGGCTGCAGCCCTGATCGCGTTCGCGGAGGCAGCATGAGCCACGACGAGTACCTAGCCCGGCACGCGTGGCTCATGGACGCCTACGGCTTCACCAGCCAGGAGGCCTTCGAGACCGCGTACTACGACACGGACCCCGAGACGTGGGTTGGTAGCGAGTGGGAGCAGTAAGGCGATAGAATCCGCTCCAACGCGCTGAGAGATGCGCTAAGGAGCGAATTATGGCAACAGAAAAGAAGCGGGGACGCCCACCGGGCGATTCTCCGTACCCGAACAAGGAAGATATCAAGGACCAGCTCGTGGCGTGGCTGGCGCAGGGCAAGACGCTGCGCGAGTTCTGCCGGCAGGACGAGATGCCGCACAACACCGTGCTATACGCATGGGAGCAGCAAGACGAAGATTTTGCACAGCGCATCGCGCGCGCGCGCGTTATAGGCCACAACGTGATCGCCGAGGAGTCCCTGGCCATCATGGACACGGAGCCACTGGCCGTGTTCGATGAGGCCGGCAACAAGCGCTACGACCCCGGCAGCATCGCGTGGAACAAGGGGCGCGCCGAGCACCGCCTGAAGCTGCTGGCCAAGTGGAACCCGCGCCTGTACGGCGACAAGACGATACTCGCAGGCGACGACCAAAACCCCGTGGTGGTCGAGGCCAGCTTCGACATCTTCGGCGAGCTGCTCAAGAACATCGCCCTGACCCGCCAAGCAAGTGAGTAGCGTCACCGCGTTGCTGCAGGACCCGGCGGTCCGAGAGCAGTACACCAAGCTGCCCGAGCCCATGCGCATCGCCTTCGACTGGCGCGCGCGGTGGCTCATGAAGGCGCACAAGTTCCAGCTCGAGCCCACCGGGCAGGACTGGTCGATCTGGCTCATGCTCGGCGGCCGCGGTTCGGGCAAGACCCGCACGTCGGCGGAGACCGTGGGCTGGTGGGCGTGGGAGCAGCCCAACACGCGCTGGCTGGTCAGCGCCCCCACCAGTGCCGACTTGCGCGGCACGTGCTACGAGGGCGAGTCCGGCCTGCTGGCGGTCATCCCCCCGAAGCTGGTGGACAAGTACAACTCCAGCCTGCACGAGATCACCCTCACCAACGGCAGCCTGATCAAGGGCATCCCGGCCAGCGAGCCCGAGCGCTTCCGCGGTGGCCAGTGGCACGGCGCATGGCTCGACGAGCTGGCGGCCTGGGAGTACCTGCAAGAAGCCTGGGACATGATCCAGTTCGCGGTCCGGCTGGGCAGCCACACCCGCGTGATCTGCTCCACGACGCCTAAGCCCAAGCCCGTGGTCATGGACCTGATCGACCGCAACGGCGACGACGTCGTGGTCACGACCGCCAGCACGTACGTCAACATCAAGAACCTCGCGCCATCGTTCCAGAAGCAGATCCTGCAGTACGAGGGCACGAAGCTCGGGCGCCAGGAGATTCACGCC